CGAGCGACGGCAGAGCGCCGCGCCCACCCACGTCTTCACTTGGTTCTCGGACCCCGGCCGCGGGGACGTCATCTCCGTCAGCGTCGAGTCCGACCTGGTGAAGCGCGCGGGCAAGGTGACGGTGAAGGGCCGCGACCCGATGACCCGCACCACCGTCGAGTCGTCCTCGTCGTCGGCGAACACCACGCGCGCCACCCTCGGCGACACGGTCGAGGTGGTGGACCCGGAGACGGGCTCGACCTCGCTGGAGACACGCAACGCCACGGCGAGCGTCCATCCCACGCCGACCTCGACGGCCAACCGGGCTGGAAGGGAATCGGCCGCGCGCTTCCGCGCCGCGGAGCGGTCGACCGTGAAGCTCTCCATGAATGTCATCGGCGACCCGACCCTGCGGGCCAAGAGCATCGTCGAGGTGCGCGGCATCACCGCGCTGCTCTCGGGCAAGTACTACGTCACCGAGGTCAAGCACGTGGTCTCGGGCTCGGGCTACACCTGCGAGCTGAAGCTCACGCGCGACGGCACCGGCCGGATGGCGAAGAAGGTCGCCCAGGAGCAGCGGGGTGAGCGCAACCGCACGCGACCCCGCAACGACGGCGAGGTGACCCAGGTCGAGGCGGTCGACCCGGAGACCGGCGGCACGCGCATCGAGTACCGCCAGGACGGCCGGCGCGTCGGCTACGACGACCCCGAGGCGCAGATGAGCATCCAGGAGTAAACCATGGGCTTCAGCCAGTTCGACGACGACATCGGCCGCCACGACACGCGCCTCACCGGCATGTACGTGGGCCACGTCACCCACCGCAACGACCCCGAGGGACTCGGCCGTGTGCGCGTCTGCGTGCCCGGCCTGGTCGAACCGTACGGGCCGTGGGCCTGGCCGCTCGGTACGGTCGGCGGCGGGTCGAAGGACCGCGGCTTCTTCGCCGTGCCCGAGGAGGGTGCGGAGGTCGCGGTCTTCTTCAACCAGGGCGACGTCGACGAGCCGTACTACCTCTGCACGCACTGGGGGAAGCCGGACGGCCAGAGCGAGATCCCCGAGGAGGCGCAGAAGGACCCACCCGACAATCGGGTCTTCGCCACCGAGACCTTCCGCATCGAGCTCGACGAGACGAAGAAGGGCAAGAAGCTCAAGCTCACCAACCGCAAGACCGGCGACTTCCTGCTCTTCGACGCCGAGGAGAACACCGTCACCCTTCAGGGCACGACCGCCATCACCATCAAGGCCGTGGGCGCGGTCAGCATCGAGGCCGCCCAGGTCACCATCGCCGGACGGGCCGTGCGCCCGATCGCGGACCCGATCTGAAGGAGGCGAGCGTGGCCCTTCCCATCTGCATCGAGATCCCCGAGATCCCCGACCCGTTCCAGCTCACGCTGCCGGGCGGGGTGACCATCGAGCACATTAACCTGATGGAGATCATCCAGCCGGCACTCACGCCGCTGATGCCGATCTTCGACATCATCGACACCGTGGTCGCGGTCTTCAACTGCGTGAAGGCGATCCCCGACTCGCTCGGGCCGCCGCCGGACCCGACGGTGCTCGCGGCCTGCCTGCCCGACCTCGCCGAGAAGGTGGCCAAGCTCCTCAAGCTCATCCCGCAGCTCTCGCTGCCGCTGCTCATCGTGCGGCTCATCGACCTGGTGATCGACACGCTCAGGCAGGCCAAGAGCGAACTCATGCACCTCCAGCAGCAGGTGCAGCAGATCCTCGGCGTCATCGACCGCGCCACGAACCTCGAGGACGCGGGCCTGATGGCCATCGCCCAGTGCGCGCAGGCGAACGTGGCCCAGGAGGCGGCGAACGTCGGCAAGGGCCTGGCCGCGCTCGGCAAGCTGATCGGCATCATCAACCTGTTCATGGGCATGGTCGGCGGGCCCGAGATCCCCGACCTCTCGAACCTCGCCGGCCGCCCGCTCGACGACGTCATCCCGCCGATCGACGCCATCATCAAGGCGCTTCAGACCGCGCGCAGCGCCGTGCCCGTGCCGTGAGGAGACGACCATGAGCGACCTGGCGACCAGCCTCTTGACCCCGTTCCGACGCGACAAGAAGCGCGACTTCGCCTCCGGGGCGGGGGAGGACCTGCTCGCGTCCAAGGTGCGGCAGGCCCTGCTGACCGAAGGCGCAACGCCGAAGTCCTCGGGCGAGCTGCCCTGGCGAACGTCCTTCGGCTCGGGGCTCCACGTTCTGCGCCACCTGCGCAACGACGCTGCGCTCGCCGACCTCGCCCGGGTCCACGTCCGCGACTGCCTCAAGCGATGGGTGCCCGAGGCCGAGCTGGTCGGAGTGACCGCTACCCGCGACCGTGCGACCCTCCAGCTCAAGGTGCGGTTCAGGGCGGCGAAGGACGCCGGCAAGGCGGCCACCACCTCGGAGGTTCAGGTCGCCCTCGAAGGCTGACGGCTGTCCCCGGACGGCACCTCGGAGGCTTTGCCACCACGGAGGTGAACCGTCGTGGCCCTGCTGCCGCCCAGCCTCGACATGACCGACAAGGACTTCGACGCCCTGCGGGTGCGCCTGATCGCGCTCGCCAGGAGCGTCTTCCCTGACTGGTCCGACTTCGCGGTCGCGAGCTTTGGCAACGTCCTGCTCGAGCTGTACGCCTTCGTCGGCGACGTGGTCGGCTACTACCTCGACAACCAGGCCCGCGAGTCGCGGCTGGTCACCGCCACCCAGCGCAAGAACGTCATCGCCCTGGCCCGCATGCTCGGCTACAAGCTGCACGGCGCCCGGGCCGCCACCGCCCAGATCGTCTTCTCCCTGGCCCGCGTCGCCTCGGCCGAGGTGCGCATCCCGGCCGGAACGATGGTCCGCACCCGTGAGGTCACCGAACCGGTGCGGTTCCAGCTCCTCGCCGACGTGGTCATCCCGGCGGGCACGCTCCAGGCAATCGGCGTCGTCGAGAGCTCCAAGACTTACGTCCAGCTCTTCGACAGCCGGGGCCTCGCTGACTTAGACATCGTCCTCGACCACACCCCGTACCTCGACGCCTCCGTGGCGGTCTCGGCCGCGAATGGCAGCTTCGTCGAGAAGGACAGCCTTCTCGGGTCAGGCCCGAACGACCGGCACTTCGTCGCCCTGGTCGACCAGAACGACCGCGCGGCCGTCCGCTTCGGCAATGGTACCAGCGGCGCGCCACCGACCGGCACGGTGAACGTCACCTACAAGACCGGGGGCGGCGCCGCGGGCAACGTAGACGCCGGCCGCATCGTCGTGGTCGAGGGCACGTTCACCGATGCCCACGGCCGCGCGGCCCAGGTCTCGGTCACGAACCCCGACCCGGCCTCGGGCGGCACCGATCGCCAGAGCGTGGCCTCGGCCAAGCTGCTCGCGCCCGAGAGCTTGCGCACTCTCACCCGCAGCGTCACCCGCGAGGACTTCGAGGTGAACGCCAGGCGCGTGCCCGGCGTCGCCCGCGCCCTCATGCTCACCTCGAACGAGGACCCGACCGTCCCTGAGAACAGCGGCGTCCTCTACGTCATCCCGCAGGGCGGCGGCCTGCCCACGCCTGCGCTCAAGAATCTGGTGCTCGCCCAAGTGACCGAGGTCTACCCGGCCACGCTCACGTTCCAGGCGTCGGTGCAGAACCCGGTCTACAAGAAGGTCGACATCGAGGCGCGGATCTACCTGCGCCAGGGCCACGCGCCCGCGACCGTGCGCGAACGCATCAAGCAGAACCTCACCGCGATGTTCCGGGTGAGCGAGGCAGACGGCACGCCCAACCCGCTTGTCGACTTCGGCTTCAACGTCAAGGACGCTGACGGCAACCCGGCCGGCGAGGTCGCCTGGTCCGACGTCTTCAACGTCATCCGCGACACCGAGGGCGTTCGCAAGATCGGCGACCTGCACGGTGACCTGAAGCTGTCCGGGCTGCCCGCCGACGTGAAACTCGCCATCAAGGAGTTCCCGGTCCTCGGCACGATCACGCTCACGAACGGTGACACCGGCGGGGTGCTCTGATGGCCGTCCTGAACCCGAGCTTCGAGGACGGCGGCGCGAGCCCGGGC